AGATCCTCAAGACCGTGGCCGGCGTGGCGGCACTGGCCGCCGGCTTCGGCGCCATCACCCTGGGCGTGGCAAGCTTCCTCGGCCCGTTCGCCGTGGCGCGCTACGCGCTCACCCTGTTCGGCATCAAGGGCGGCGCCCTCGGCTCGGTACTGTTCAACCTGGCGCGCACCGCGCTGCCCATGGTCGCCAAGGGCATCTTCATCATCGGTCGCGCGCTGATGATGAACCCCATCGGCCTGGCCGTGATGGCCATCGCCGGCGCCGCGTACCTGATCTACAAGAACTGGGAACCCATCAAGGCCTTTTTCCTGGGCATCTGGGCCGAGATCAAGGCAGGCTTCGATGGCGGCCTGGCCGGTATCGCCGCGCTGATCCTCAATTTCAGCCCCATCGGCCTGTTCTACCGCGCCTTCGCCGCCGTGATGAACTACTTCGGCGTGGAGATGCCCGGCAAGTTCAGCGAGTTCGGCACCATGCTCATGCAGGGCATGGTCACCGGCATCACCAACGGCCTGGCCCAGGTCAAGGACGCCATCACCGGCGCCGCCGACAGCACCGTCGGCTGGTTCAAGGAGAAGCTCGGCATCCACAGCCCGAGCCGGGTTTTCGCCGAGCTGGGCGGCTTCACCATGGCCGGCCTCGAGCAAGGCCTCGCCAACGGCCAGGACGGCCCGCTCAGCACCGTCAAAAGCCTCGCCCAGCAGCTCACCGACGCGGGCGCCATGACCTTCGGCGCGGCCGGCAACGCCATCGCCATGGACAACCGCCCGCCACTGTCCGCCGCCCCAAGCGGCGGCGCTGCAGCGGCTGCCGCACCGGCGCCGATCATCATCCAGGTCTACCCGGCGGCCGGCATGGATGAGCAGGCTCTGGCGCGCCTGGTACAGGCCGAACTGACCAAGGCCCAGCGCGCTGGCCAGGCGCGCGGCCGCAGCAAACTGAGCGACCAGGAGTAACCCCGCATGACGATTTTGCAGGAAGGCAAAAGCGCACAGCCGCAGGCTGCCCGCCAGGGTGGCGCACAAGGAGGTGCGCCATGATGATGGCCCTCGGCATGTTCGTTTTCGGCCTGCCCACCCTCGCCTACCAGGAGCTGCAACGCTCCACAGAGTGGCGCCATGGCTCGACCAGCCGCATCGGTACCAACCCCGCCAGCCAGTTCCTCGGCCGTGGCGAGGACACCATCAACCTGCCCGGCACCCTGCTGCCCGGCCTGGTGGGCTCGCCGCTGAGCCTCGACGTGCTGCGCACCATGGCCGACACCGGCAAGGCCTGGCCGCTGATCGGCGGCACCGGGCGCATCTACGGGCTATGGGTCATCACCTCGATCAGCGAGACGCAGCAGGTGTTTTTCGAGGACGGCACGCCGCGCCGGTATGAGTTCACCATCAACCTCAAGCGCATCGACGACGGCCGCATCGACATGCTCGGCAGCCTCACCGGCATCGTCGGCGGCGCACTGAGGGGGCTGCTGTGACCATCGCCAGCCAGGCCACCCAGCTGCTCGGCAAGGCCGCCCAGCGCTACCGTGAGCTCACCGCCTACCCGCGCCCCATTTGCCGCGTGGTGGTGGATGGCCGCGACATCACCGCCGACATCACCGCCCGCCTCATCAGCATCGAGCTCACCGACAACCGCGGCATGGAAGCGGACCAGCTCGACATTGCCCTCAGCGACCACGACGGCCTGCTGGCCATCCCCCCGCGCGAGGCGTCCATCGAGCTCTGGCTTGGATGGGACGACACCGGCCTGGTCTACAAGGGCAGCTACAAGGTCGACGAAACCGAGCACAGCGGCGCACCGGACACCCTCAACATCCGCGCCCGCAGCGCTGACCTCAGCGGCGGGCTCAAGGTGAAGCGCGAGCGGTCCTGGGACGCCACGCCCCTGGCCACCATCATCGGCGCCATCGCCACGGCCTACGGACTCACCCCGCTGATCGGCGCCGGCCTGGCCGCCATCAACATCGCGCACCTGGACCAGGCCAACGAATCCGACGCCAACCTGCTCACCCGCCTGGGTCAGGAGCACGACGCCATTGCCGCCATCAAGGCCGGCCGACTGCTGTTCATGCCCACCGGCAAGGCCGTCACCGCCAGCGGCCTGAGCCTGCCCCACGTCACCCTCACCCGCGAAGACGGCGACCAGCACCGTTTCCTGCAGGCGAACCGCGACAGCTACACCGGCGTCAAGGCGTACTACTACGAGGTCAACAGCGCGGAGAAGAAAGAGGCCATCGCCGGCGGCGGCGACAACCTCAAGGAGCTGCGCCACAGCTACACCGACCAGGCCAGCGCGCTCAACGCGGCCCGGGCGGAATGGCAGCGCCTGCAGCGCGGTACCGCAACGCTCAGCTATACCCTGGCCAAGGGCCGCCCCGAGCTGGTACCGGACCAGACCTACAGCCTGTTCGGCATCAAGGCCGAGATCGCCGCCATCATCTGGCTCGGCGGCAACATCCGGCACAGCTTCACGCCCGACAGCTACACCACATCCCTGGAGCTGGAGTCACAGCTCCCCGACGGCGACCTGTCCGAACTGGCGGACAACCTGGACGAGAACTACACCGGCGTGGTCGCCTGGTACCGCGACGAGAAGACCGGCGAGCAGCGCCAGCTCACCGCCGGCGACCAGACCAAGCCGCGCCGCCTCACCCACCTCTACCAGAGCAAGACCAACGCCCAGCGCGCGGTCGATCGAGAGTGGAAGCGCATGCAGGAAAAACAAAAGGCCCCGTAGTGGGGCCTTCTTGTTTCAGCACGGCGCCGCTCGCCAGGCTGCAGCCTCCAGGGCTCGCCGGATGAACACCTGGTCAGCCACATCAAGCTGGCGGTAGTACCGCAATATCAGCCTCTCCTCTGGCGTCACCGGCTCCATCTGCGGCTGTGCAACCAGGTCCTCGGGTTGGCTGGCAACAGCCTCACGCACTTCGCTACTCATCTGCATACTCCGTTTATGGCAGTGAGTCTTGACCATAAAGGCAGTTTCCAGAAACCCAAGTCGCTCTATGTCGGGCTATTCAGCCGCCACAACAGCCACACCACGACGCCCGGTGATCAGGTAGGCAACATCAACATCGGTACGCACCAGCAGAGCCTGCAGATAGTCGATAGGGATCGGCCGCTCACCGTTCTCGAACTGGCTCTGGACAAGGTCAACGCGCCCGCCCAGGTGCGCGAGCTCATGCAACTCCAGACCCAGCCGCTCCCGCTCGGCGCGCAGGCGATGGCCGAAGGCATAGTCCTCGTCTAGGTGATCGCTCATGGGCTCATCAGCCCCCATAACCAATAGAAAGCCAACACGATCAGTCCGAGATAGATCAGGCCGGCAAACCGCACCACCTTGAAGGCTTCGCCATTGGTGGCACCGCAGTGCGGGCAGGTCTTCGCTTCCTTGGCAATCTGCGCGTTACAGGTCTTACAACTGATCAGGGTCATCGCATCGCTCCTAGCTGTTTCTACGCGCCCATTTAGTTGGGCTCATGATTTCGCCTGTCTCGCAGTCGGTAAGGTCACCAATAATTCGATCAAGCCGAAACGTACGCTCGGCTTGGCGGTCATGGCACTCGCCTTTCATATGTGCGGCCGTTATTGAGTGGACGGTCACCGTGCGGTGGCTGACATCGCCAGCAGAATCCTCATAGGTGAAAGCTACTTGCCCGATGCTCCAACCCTGACGCATGGCCCTGGAGGTGGCTGGTTTGGGAGTAATGGTCTTGGCCGGCTTCGTGGGCTTTGGCTTGCTTTCCTTCAGCTTCAGCGACTTGCGCTGCTTCGGGCTAAGAAGTTCCGGCTTGTGCCCCTGAGACTCTGCCAGTGCACGCCCCTTGGCATTGGTGTTCCGCACCATCATCACGAAGGCGGCAACGCCGCACGCGAACACCAGTAAAGCTATGAACGCATCCATGCAGCAGCCCTTCCCTATTTCACCTGATACCGCCCAGCCGTCTCAGCCAAGGCAGAAACCATCCTCGAAGTTCCAGCCTGGTCGGCTTCCGGAAGTTCACGGTAATGGCTCAACAGAGCGGCCTCGGCCGCGCTAAGGCTTGCGGCAGGCAACGGCGTGCGCGTGCCGGTTACAACGTAAAGCACGTCGACACCATGCTCAGCAATGGCGGCCAGATAGGCCGCATCCGGGAAGCGCTCGCCCTTTTCATAGTTGCCCTGGGCGTTGGCTTTCACCCCGCCAATCTCGCCAAAAGCACCTTGCGAGAGGCCGAGGCGCTCCCTCTCTTCGCGCAGGCGATCACCGATTCCACTCATTTGGATAGAAAACCCCATTGACACCACTCATTTGAGTGGTAATCTGTGCCCCATTGAACGCTTTTGGATGGTTTTGAATGATGCACGCCACCCGCACACCAGCACAAGCAAAGGCTTGGATCGAGTCGCAGGGTAAGTCCGTCAAGGACTTCGCCGACGAGCACAACCTCGATCTGCACACCACCTACCAAGTTCTCGCCGGCAAAAAGAAGGGCCGCCGCGGTGAATCCCATAAGGCCGCCGTCGCGCTCGGCATCAAGGAGGGCACGGTTGCACAGTAGTGCGGCCGGCTCAGGGGGAAAACGAGAAGATGAAACGCCCGATTCTTGATAGCCGCCGGCAGGCAGTCATGGCCGCTGTCGCCGCCTTCCCAGGTGGCCGCGAGTGTGCCGCCGCCCACCTGGGGCTGGACCTCAAGCAGTTCGACAACAAGCTGTACGAGAACACCGGCCACCGCCCGCTCACCGACGAGCAGGTCCGCCAGCTGGAGCGCGTCGCCGGCACCACCTACCTGCCCGACTACCTCTGCAACCTGTACGGCGGCGTGTATGTGGTAATGCCCGAGGCGGGCGAGCTGGACAACGTCGAGCTGTACCGCATGGCGCTGGATGCCGACGTGAAGGAAGGCCGCGTTGACCAGGTGATCGCCGAGGCCCTGAAAAGCGGCGACATCAACGAGGAAGAGCTCGGCCAGATCATCGCCGCCCACCGCCAGCACCTGGCCGCGCGCCATGCCGAGGTCAACGCCGTTATCGCCCTGCACAGGAAGCCCCAGCCATGAGCGCCCCGAACAACGGTGGATACAAGGCCCTCTGCCCGGCCTGTGGCAACCGCATGCGCATCCGCAACAGCGAGGCGCAGACGCCCACCTTCAAGACCATGTACGCCCAGTGCACCAACATCGCCTGCAGCGCTACCTACACCGGCTCCCTCACCTGGGACTATGCACTCAGCCCCAGCGGGCTCGACCAGCCCAGGGTGGTACTGCCGATTGCCCCGTCGCTGCTGCGCATGAAGGCGCTGCAGGACAGCCTGCCGAAAACCGACCAGCTCGACCTGCTCAACGCCCTGGAGGCCTGACCGATGGAAACCGCAAAGCCCAACGCCCAGGCCCTGGACGACTACCGCACCACCATGCAACAGGCCGCAGCCGCATTCATCAAGCGCCACGAGGCCGAGCACCTGCACGACGACGGCCTGTTTGAGCGCACCGTCCGCTACCTGGTCACGTCCCTGGAGGTGCCGGCCTTCATGGCGGACCGCCTGGTACACCTGGCCATGACCGAGCGCATGCCCAAGGGCAAGGCCTGGGTCGGCGTGGATATGGCCGCAGGGCCTGACGAGACCCGCCTGCTGATCCTCGATCGCCGTATCGGCCAGACCATGTTGCTGCCCTGCCGGCATCTACCGGGCCGCTTCCTGGTCCACCAGAACACCCGCTAACCACCCCAAACGCCCAGCCCATTCCGGTGGGTTTGGGGAAGTTGCACCCGCAATCCGAGGACGCCGCCATGCAGAACGCCGTCGCCATCCAGTTGGACATGCCCAAGCCCGTGGCCGAGGCATTGCTCTGCAGCCTGCGCGCAGAGCTGCGCCGGGGCTTGGTTGAGCACTGGTACGACGACCGCTACCGGGCCGTGCCGGAGTTCCAGCGCAGCCGCCGCATCCTCGACGACTACCCGGCCCTCGCCGGCCACAAACGCACCATTGGCGCGCTGAAAGCCGCCCTCAGCGCGACCAACTAAGGATCACCCATGAAGTCCATGCCCAACGAAATCCGCCAGGAGGTGCTGCGCCGCCTGGAGGATCGCTACGAGCTCAAGCGCGTCAGCGGTACCCAGTACCTGCGCAAGGGCAAGTGCCCGGCCTGCAACCACAAGGAGCTGTACTCCCGCCAGGACGAGCCCTGGTTCATCAAGTGCGGCCGGGAGAGCAAGTGCGGCGAGCAGTGGCACGTCAAGGAGCTGTTCGACGACCTGTTCGACGACTACAGCAAGCAGCACCCCGTCACCGAGCAGGCGCCCCACGCCTCGGCAGACGCTTACCTGCAGTTCGCCCGCGGCTTCGACCTGGCGCTGATCAAGGGCTGGTACACCCAGGACAACTACTGGAGCCGCGAGCTGAGCATCGGCAGCGCCACCGTGCGCTTCGCCCTGGAGCACGGCGGCTACTGGGAACGCCTGATCGACCGCCCGCACCGCTTCGGCAAGATGAAAGCGCGCTTCGCCACCGGCAACTCACCGAAGGGCTACTGGTGGTGCCCTCCAAGCCTCGATCTGCTGGCGGTCAACGAGCTGTGGATCGTCGAGGGGATCTTCGACGCCATCGCCCTGGTGCACCACGGCATCGCCGCCGTATCCGCCATGAGCTCCGGCTACTTCCCCTTCGAGTCCCTCAAGGCCCTGGCCAAGGCCCGCGCCGACGAGGGCAAGAAGCTGCCCACGCTGATCTGGGCGCTGGACAACGAGCCAGGCGCCCACCGCTACACCCGCAAGCACGTCGCCATGGCCCGCGAGCTGGGCTTCCCCTGCGATGCCGCCCAGTACCCGCAGCGTGACCGCAAAGTGGACTGGAACGACCTACACCAGCGCTGGAGCTTCATCGAGGACGCCACCAAGCGCGAGGACGCCCGCGAGCGCGACCTCAAGCTGGCCCGCTACCACGGCGCCCTGCTGCTGGCCGAGAGCGCCAGCGACAAGGCCCTGCTCATGTACGACTGGCGCAAGCAGGGGGAATTTCACTTCGCCTTCGACAACCGCCTGTACTGGTTCAAGCTCGACCTGGAGAAGTTCAACAAGGCCATGCAGGCCCTGGAGGACAGCGAGGACCACGACGAGCAGCTGCTCAACAACAAGCAGATGCGCGAGAAGGCCCTGCAACAGGCCGGATGCGTGGTGGAGATCGCCAACTGCTACCCGCGCGCCCTCTACTTCCAGCGCAACGAGGTCACGGACGAGAGCTGGTACTACTTCCGCGTCGACTTCCCGCACGACGAGCCCACCGTCCGCAACACCTTCACCGGCGGCCAGGTGGCGGCCGCCAGCGAGTTCAAGAAGCGCCTGCTGGGCATGGCCGCCGGCGCAGTATTCACCGGCAGCGGCGCCCAGCTCGACAAGATCATGAAGGAGCAGCTGTTCGGCCTGAAAACGGTGAAGACCATCGACTTCATCGGCTACAGCAAGGAACACGGCTGCTATGTGTTCGGCGACCTGGCCGTGCGCGGCGGCGTGATCGAGGCCGCCAACGCCGAGGATTACTTCGAGTTCAAGGGCCTGCGCCTCAAGACCCTGCAGAAGTCCATCCGCATGGAGATCGCCCGCACCGACGAGGGCTACCGCAAGGAGTGGCTCGGCTGGCTGTGGCAGTGCTTCGGTACCCAGGGCTTCATCGCCCTCGCCTACTGGTTCGGCTCGCTCTTCTCCGAACAGATCCGCGCCGAGTTCCAGAGCTTCCCATTCCTGGAAGTGACCGGCGAGGCCGGCGCAGGCAAGACCACCCTGCTGACCTTCCTCTGGAAGCTGCTGGGCCGCCCCGACGAGGAAGGCAAGGACCCCTCGAAAATGTCCAAGGCAGGCCTGCGCCGCTGGCTGAGCCAGATTTCCGGAATGCCCGTGGTCATGCTCGAGGCCGACCGCAGCGACGACAAGGGCAACGCCGCCAAGGCCTTCGACTGGGACGAGTTCAAGCCACTGTTCAACGGCGGCAGCCTGGGCGTAACGGGCGTGAAGACCTCCGGCAACGAGACGCACGAGCCGCCCTTCCGCGCCGCCCTGGTGATCAGCCAGAACGCCACGGTAGCGGCCTCCGAGGCCATCCTCACCCGTATCGTCAAACTGCACTTCGTGCGCCCCGAGGTCACTGATGCCAGCCGCGCCGCGGCGGACAACCTCAACCACCTGCAGGCCACTGACGTGAGCCACTTCCTGCTGATGGCCGTGCGCCTGGAGCAGAAGATTCTGGAGGTGTTCCGCGACCAGGTGCGCCACTACGAGCAGGAGCTGCGCGCCATCAAGGAAATCCGCATCGAGCGGATCATCAAGAACCACGCCCAGCTCATGGCCCTGGTCGACGCCCTGCGCCTGGTGGCCCCCCTCTCCGATCGGCAGCACGACGCTGTGCAGCGCGAACTGCGCGCCATGGCCGTGGCCCGGCAGCACGCTGTCAACTCCGACCCGAAGGAAGTGGCGGAATTCTGGGAGGTGTTCGACTACCTGGAATCCCTCAGCGAAGAGCCCACCGTCAACCACTCGAAGAAGGACGGCGTCATCGCCATCCACATCAACGAGTTCTGCGAACGCGCCGCCGAGCACAAGCAGAAGCTGGCCGACCCCGACACCCTGCGCACCCTGCTGCGCAACAGCCGCAGTCGCCCGCTGATCGAGGCCAACAAGTCCGTCGACAGCGCCGTGCGCCAGGCCTTCAACGCCAGAAACAACGCCTCCAACCAGCGCCCCACCACCGTGAAGTGCTGGCTGTTCAAGGCCAACTGAACCCCGGCGCGGCAACGCCGGCTCAACCCCAAGGAGAAGCACCATGCAAACCGACGACAACGACGACTTCTACAGCCCCAGCCGCCGCGAAACCCTGCTCACCCTGGTGGGCAGCGGCGTAACCCTCGCCGTGCTGGCAGCCGCCGGCTACCTGGCCCCCACCCTGCTGGCCTTCGCGGCCCGCTAACCCCAGCGCCCGGGCGCGGCAACGCCCGGGCAACTGATCAAAGGAGAAGCACCATGAGCACAGCAGCCCAACGCGACGTGCGGGACGTGTTCGACGAGCTGTTCCGTGCCGACCAGGAGCGCCCGGCAATTCGTCAGGCTGGCATCGAGGCACTGCACCGCCTGGTACCGGTCGCCCAGCGCGACACGGGACAGAGCGGCGTTGTCGGCCGCTTCCTGCTGGGCCTCTACAACGGCCAGGCCTACCCCTTCGACCTCACCGAGCTGCGCCGCCTGGACGTGGGCCTGTTCGACGACTGCCTCGCTGTGCTGCGCCTGGATAACACCCCCGAGCAGGAGGTCCACGAATACCTGCCCCGGGGCGAGTCCATCTGGGCGGATTTCCGCGAGCGCTGGGCCTGAGCCCAGAAACAAAAAGGCCCCGCCGAGCGGCAACTCG